GATGTTGCGCAACAACACCGGCATGGATTCGGTGACGTTCAACCTGTACCTCGACAACATGTCGATGCGTCAGTTGTGGGCGGACAACGACTTCAAGCTGATGTACCAAGGTCAGTACGGCTCGCAGGAAATGCGCGTTGGCAAGGTGTTCCAGCTTCTCGGATGCAATTTCATCCCGACCACTGAAGCGCCGTACCAGCCGGCCAACACTGGCGTTACTGCCGGTGTGCGTCGCCCCGTCCTGTGCGCTCCCGGTGCTCTTGTGGAAGGCGACTTCGCAGGTATGGAACAGCGCGCTATGGACGCCTCTGGTGTCAACAGCATCGTTCAGACGATGGATGATGTGGTGCAGGTTGTTCGCGCTCCGATTGACCGCTTGCAACAAATCATCGCTCAGTCTTGGTTCTGGATTGGTGGCTTCACGGCCCCGACCGACGCGACCGCCACCTCGTCCATCATCCCGACCGCTTCGCAGACTTACTACAAGCGTGCGGTGGTGATCGAGCATGCAGCGTGAGTGATTGTTATTGAATTCCGTCGCCAGGGTTCCCCGATGGAACCCTGCTTGATGACGGATACCGCGAGCGCTTCGGCGTGCACCAGGCAAATACACCAAGATTCGCACGCGTCATGCAACGCCCTTCGGGGCGTTTTTCATTTGGAGTTTAAAAATGGCAACCGCACAGGACAACGATCCCGAAACGCCCAAGGCGGACGAGACTACGGCACAACCCACACAAAACAAGGGCAACCAGCCAACGGCAGCACCCTTACCAGAATCGGTCAAGCTGGCTTCGCCTTACGGCTTCGTCGACGATGAAACCGGCGAGCGCCGCTACTGGCAATCCGGTCAGGAAGTGACCGACCCCGACGACATCAAACTGCTGGTCGAACGGCAAGCGCCACTGGAGTAAGCCATGCTTACGGACGCCGAAAAAGTCGACGTGCGCCGATTTGCAGGTTATGGAAGCTTCGGCCAGCAGGCGCTTCCGGCGTCAGGCTATCGGTTCTCGACGGTATACGGGACGCTGGAATACAAGCTGAACAACCTGCAAGATGCCGAGGAATCGACGCTGCGCACGGTGTATCTGGCACGCCTGACAACGCTTGAAACCGACATGGTTGATCAGACCACGCAAAATCTAGACACGGACGAGGCCGCCGTCTGGAAGCACAACAAGAACGAGCACCTCGACCGCCGGAGGTTGTATTTCGACTTCCGCCGCCAGATGTGCGGCTTTCTTGGCATCCCGCCTGGGCCAAACCTCGGCGCTGGCGGTGGCCTGTCGGTGATCGTGTGAACGCCGCTCGGATCAACGCCAAGATTTATGCCGGGCGCGGCAAGGTGGCCTTGCGGCTTGGTTTGGATTACGGTGTGTTCAGGCCGGCGACCGCCTCCGACCCAATGTCCAATCAGGTCGCTACGATCAAGGCCGCGTTCAATTCGGGCGACAACAGCTACAAGTCTCCCAACATGCCGGGCGATGCCTTCTGGTATGGCGATTTCGACGCTCGCGTGACGCAGGCCGGTGACTATCTGGTGCACCCAGCTAACCCGCTGGACATCAAGTACATCGCCGCGCAGCAATCGCTGCTGCCGATCATCTGTGTCGATTGCAACCGCAAGGTTCGCTTGTCGCGTGCCGCTCCGCAAGGAGCAGCGGGAACGGTCGGTGCGGTTGGATACAACGGAATTTGCGATGCACCAGCCGAGTCCATCGATGTGATCGGCACTAACCCCGCCAGCAATGGCGGTGTTTTTGTTGGCTGGCCATGCGCCATTCTGTTAGGCGGCAAAAGTCGGGATGCAATCGGCTTGCCCGGCGACGTGAAAAATTCCGGCTGGCGCATCCTGCTACCGCCGTCTGTTCCGGTGGTGCTAAGCGCTGGCGACATTGTGACCGACGACCTCGGAAAACGGTACGCCATCGATGCCGCTGAACTCAGCGACATTGGCTGGCGAATCAACGCACAGGAGCAACACACGTAATGGCAGACCTCACAGAAGTCGGTCAGGCGCTTGTCGCGGCGATTGCGCTGGCCGCTTATCCCAACGGCACCGCGCAGCCGTCGGTCGGCAACTGCCCGATTCTGGTCTATCAAGGCTGGCCGAACCCGCAGCAGCTCGAGGCCGACGTGCGGGCGGGAAAAGTGCATATTTCAGTGTTCCCGCGACCGGGCGACCGTGTGACATCGGTAATGCTCGGCGATACCGAATGGATTGAACAGAGTAACGACGGCACGCAGGGCGTGAGCATTCTGGAAATCCGGCGGCAAACTCGAACCTTCCAAATCACCCTGTGGGCAAGCTGTTTTGACCGGCGCGACCCGGTTGCAAAAGCCATCGATAGCGCGTTGGCCGCCGTTACCCGATTGACGCTGGCCGACGGATCGCAAGGCGTGATGACCTACGTGAACTCAACGCAGGACGACGACCGGCAGAATCAAGGAATCTATCGGCGCGACCTGTTCTATGCGGTCAATTACGCTACCACGCAGACTGAGGCCGACTACGCGGTCAAACAAACGCAAACCAATGTCAGCGTTGGCCCCACGCTTGATGCTCAAGGCCCATCCACCACCGTCATTACGTGAGGCAAATCATGAAACTGAGAGTTATCCAGCCGTTCGGCAACAACGCCGTCGGCGACGAAATTACCAACGAGGACGAAATCAAGACGGTTTTGGACTCAGAGCAAGCGCACTACGTGGTCAAGGTTCCAGACGAACCTGCACCCGCTGAGTACACAGCAAATAATTAACCACGGATTCCCAATAACCCCAAGCCCCCGCAGGCACACGCCTCCTGGGGTTTTTTCGTTTCGGAGGGCATAACATGCCAGTCAGTCAGCAAGGTGCAATCAACACCACGGCGCTTTACGTCCCGGACGTATACGTCCAGATCGTTCCGCCGTCTGAAAATTTCCTCAACGGCCTCCCGACCAACATCCTCGGCGTGGTCGGTACTGCACAATGGGGGCCTGTCAATGCGCCCACCATCGTCGGCAACCTGTCCGACTACGTGCAGAAGTTCGGCAACATCCAAGCCCGAAAGTACGACATGGGAACGGCGGTTTGGGCGGCGGTGCTCAACGGCGCGAACAACCTGCGCTGCGTGCGCGTCACCGACGGCACAGACGTGGCCGCCGCTCAGGTAGTACAAACCAACTGTATTACCTTCACAGCCATGTACACCGGGTCGCTCGGAAACTCGCTGCAAGTCACGCTTGCGGCCGGTAGCGCGGCCAATAGCTGGAAGGCTGTCGTTGCGCTTCCCGGCCTCGTGCCGGAGGTGTACGACAATGTTACCGGCACCGGCAATGCTTTGTGGATTGCCATTGCCAACGCCATCAACAACGGCGTATCTGGCCTTCGCGGTAAGTCCGCGCTGGTCGTAGCGACCGCCGGCGCTGGCGCCACGGCACCGACCGCATCGACCTACACGCTAGCGGGCGGAACCGATGGCGCTACCGCCATCACTGGCGCGACTCTGTTGGGCGTGGATACCACGCCTCGCAAGGGCATGTATGCGCTGCGCGGCACCTACACTAGCGTGGCGATGCTCACGGATTGCGACGACAGCACCACCTGGACGACACAGGTTGCATTCGGTCTGTCCGAGGGTATCTACATGATTGCCACTGGGCCGGTGGGTGACACCATCAGCAACGCCGTTACCGCCAAGGCCACCGCCGGTATCGACACCTACACCATGAAGCTGTTGTTCGGCGATTGGGTGTACTTCCAAGACACGGTGAACAACCAGACCCGCCTGATTTCGCCGCAAGGCTTCGTGGCGGGCCGTTTGTCCGGTCTGTCTCCTGAGCGGTCCAGCCTTAACAAGCCGCTGTACGGCATAGTCGGCACGCAGAAGAGCTACCAGAACCTAACCTACTCGCAGGCCGAGTTGCAGGCGCTGGCGCAAGCCGGCATCGACGTGATTGCCAACCCCATCCCAGCCGGCAACAGCTTCGGCGTGCGAATTGGGCAGAACTGCTCGTCCAGCGCGGTAATCAACGGCGACAACTACACCCGGATGACCAACTACATCGCCTACACGCTGAATGGCGGTATGGGTCTGTATGTTGGTCTCCTGCAAAGCCCCAAGACGCGAAACGATGCCTTCGGTACGGTCAATGCCTTCATGTCCAACCTGTGGCAGCAAGGAATGGTCGGTGACGTGAACGACCCGCAAAAGCAGCCGTTCTCGATCCAGTTGGACAAGAACAACAACCCGTCCAGCCGTGTCGCCCTTGGGTACATGCAGATCGACTGCCGAATAACTTACCTGTCGGTGATTACAAAACTAATCATCAACGTGGAAGGCGGACAATCGGTCAAGATAAGCGTCGCCAATATCACGCCGCAGTAATTCCATTCAATTTCCGACCCTGCTCCGGCGGGGTTATTCGCTTTTAGGAGCCTCTCATGAGTCAAAACGGTTATTCGCTTGGGCGCGACGTAACGCTGGCAATCATCCTGCCGGACGGTAGCAGCCTGAACCTCGGCAAAGTCACCAAGTTCACTTCCAAACAGGACACCACCGACCAGAAGCTGAAAGGTATCGACGGCATCGTAGATCACCTGCGCTTCTACGAAGGCTGGTCTGGTTCGTTTGAATCCGAACGTCGTGGGCCTGAGCTTGATGTCTATTTCTACAAGCTGGAATCAAACTTCTATGCCGGTGTCGACGAACCGCCCGCCACGTTGCAACAGACCATCGTTGAACCCAGTGGACAGGTGTCGCAATACCGCTATGAGCGCGTGCTGCTCAAGTACGACGACGCTGGAGATTGGGCTGGCGACAAGTCGGTACACCTGAAAATCTCGTTCGTGGCCACGCGCCGAATCAAACAGGCATAAGCGCTGGCATCACCCATAGGCCGGATTGATTCCGGCCTTTTTCATCACCCAAAGGAGTTGCAATGTCTGGAACAGAGCAGAAGGTCGCCGCAGTCGGCGGAGCGAAAGTCACCATCAACCCGTCCGAGTTGGCAACCGCAAAGCCGGCAGCGAAGGACGTGACAGTTACTGATTCACTTGGCCGCAGCATTCGCCTGAAAAAGCCGAATCCGCTGGCTAACCTCGACTTTGCCAAGGCCGCAGGCAGCGACAAGCTGAACCTGTTGTATCTAGCCGAAGTCGTGCACTTGAAGTTCGTGGCAGCGATTGACGACCAAGCGGTCGCTACGCCTAGCACGGAAGGCGAGCTTCGCGCCCTGTACCAGCGCCTGGGCGAAGAAGGCAACGAAGCGGCCATGCGAGGTGTCGCGGAAGTATTCGGAGGGGCCGCCGCCGCTCAAGGTAACGAGGCCGAACTAAAAAACTCCTAACGGACGTAGCTGCAAACGAGTGTTTGTGGCTCGTCCATAACGGCATCCCGCCATCGGTCGCCTTTGGTGTGTCGAACGACGAACTTGGCAACTGGATGGCAAATTCAGACGCCCGGAGGCAGTGGATGGCGATCAAGTTCAGCGAGTTTCAAGGCGCAGAATTCGACCTCAACACCATGACTTTCAAGGAGCAACCGAAATGAAGCAGTTTGGAAGCCTCGCGGCATTCGCTGCCGAAATCCCGGCCTTGGAAGACGGGGTGGTGTTAGAGCTTGAAAGAGGGCTGGAAGCTGTCGCCGCCATGATTGAGAAAACCGCGAAAGACGAGATCGGCGAGTATCAGGAGGCTGTTGGCCCATTCCCGGCATGGGAAGAACTGGCCGACAGCACCAAGGCCGACCGCGTTAGCAAGGGCTACACCGAAAACGATCCACTGTTGCGCAGCGGTGCGCTACGCGACTCCATTAGTCACCAGACAAAGGGGTTGGAGGCCGTCATCGGATCGGATTCCGACATTGCGGTATATCAAGAGCTGGGCACCTCGAAAATACCCCCTCGCCCATTCCTTGGCCCTGCGGTCGAGCGCAACCACGAGGCGATCAAGAAGATCGTCGGCGGCGCTGTGGTGAAAGGGCTTTTAGGGGGCGGGTCAATTCCGTCCAGTCTGGAATATGACCACGAGATTTAGAAAAGGCTGCTGATTGCAACATAAGCAAACACGCTGACGAATATCAATAGTGGCACCAAGATCATGAGTGCCATGAGCGAAACAAGCAGCAACGGCACCGCCGCCCACCATGACAGGCGGGCTTTATCTGTCGTGCGGTTCTCGTCAATCAGGATGAACGGATTGCCACGATAGGGCTTCCAGTCGGGCTTACGAACGACATTCCGCAGGTTTGGGTACTGAATTCGTCGTACCCGGTCGGCAATCCAATCTTGTGTGCGGCAAAGGAAATCCATGAGTATCGAAGCCTACAAAATCGCGGTAAAAATCGCCCTGGTTGAAAACGTGACGGCTGGACTTGCGTCCCTATCCCGCCACTTTATTGCAACCAACAAAAGCGCGGAAGAGCTTCAAAGCCGCCTGTCCGGCATCAGGAATATGGCGCTTTTGGGAGGTGGCGTAGTGGCAGCCGGTGGTTTTGGCCTTAAATTACTGCAAGGCCCACTCGAAGAGGCAAAGAAATATCAGAACGAAATGGCGAAGCTCAAAGGCCAAGGTGTGGGCGATGCGGCCCTCGCGCAGGCCGACAAGTACGCCAATGCACAGAAGATCATCGGCGCCAGTTCGACCGACACCCTCAAAACGCTGGCCGAATCACAGTCCGTGCTGCGCGATTTTGAGCACGCGAAGGAAGTAACCCCTTTGCTACTGAAAATGAAGTTCGGCATCGAATCAGTCATGGCGCAAGGTGGGCGCGGTGATGGCCACGGCGAAAAAGCGCAGCGCATGCTCATAGACGCGCTCAAGGTTTCCGAATTGCGCGGCGCCCTAAATGACCCCATCAGCGGGAAATTCAGCGAAGAGCGTTTCCACAAAACGCTTGACCTGATGGCCAAGGCTTACACCGCTTCTGGTGGTTTGGTGAAGCCTTCCGAGTATCTGAACCTGATCAAGACCGGCGGCGTGTCCGCAAAAGGGCTTTCTGACAACAGCTTCTTCTTTGGCATGATGCACATGATGCAGGAGATGGGCGGCCGCCGCATCGGCATGTCGCTGATGAGCGGCTATCAGAACTGGGTGATGGGGCGCACCACGCAGCAGGTCGCCGAGGAAATGGCGAAGGCTGGAATGATTGACCCGTCGCAGATCAAGTACGGCAAGACCGGGCACATTACCAAGGTGTTGCCTGGGGCGTTGCAAAACGCCCAGTTGTTCAGGGAAAACCCGTTCGAGTATCTGGAAAAGGTCGTGCTGCCACAGGCACGCTCCAAGGGTGTACAGGACGGTCAGCAAATGACCGACTACCTCGACAAGCTGTATTCAAACCGCACATGGGGCAACTTGCTCAACACGATGTACCGCGAGCGTGCCAACATCCGCAAGCACATGGTCGCCGGTGAAGGCGCTATGGGAATTGATGCCCTTTACAAGGTTGG